CGATACGAATATAATAGACAAACTCCGCGGCAAGGAAGGAAAGAAAATAATTTTAAAATACAAGAAATCTGCCGACGGAAAGTACAACAATGTCTTGGAAGTTTTTGTCGAAGGCGAAAGACAGACCGATGCAGAGATAATAAAGGAAACTTATCAGGAGCTGTGGGGCATCTGCGTCAAACTGAAAAAATACATTGACAGCATGCCAAAGGAATAACTTTAAATAGTCGAATTCTCTTGGCAAAAAAGACTGTTTGGTATAGATTAGAATCGAAGAAATAGTTGAAAAAAAGGTGATTTTGTGAAAAGTGAAGTAGTTTTTAAAATAAGCAAGGAAGTAAATCTGCCTAGAGTAAGTGTGACTTGGGTTAATTCTTTCCTGGCCAAACGCGGCGCGGGCAAGACTTACGCAGCTGCAGATCTGGCAGAAGAAATGCTCAAGAATCAGATACCGATCGTCGTCATAGACGGCATGGGCATCTGGTGGGGACTGCGTGTTGGAAAGGACGGCACAGGAGACGGATTACCAATTGTAGTCTTTGGCGGAGAGCATGCTGATATTCCTTTAGATCCTTTGAAATCAAAGCAGGTAGCTAAAGCTATCGTAGAGACAAACATAAGCGCAGTATTAGATTTATCAGGATTCTCTAAGGGAATGGGTCGTCGAATCGTTGCAGAGTTTTTAGACGAGCTTTACAAAATAAATCGTCTGGAGCGTCACGTCTTCATGGAAGAAGCTGATCTCTGGGCTCCGCAAAGAGTAATAGGAATTGAACAAACACAATGCCTCGGAGCGATGGATAATTTTGTAAGACGTGGTGGAAATCATAATCTCGGATGCTCGTTGATAACTCAGCGTTCCGCCGTGCTGAACAAAGATCTGTTGACGCAATCTGACTGTCTGATAATTTTAAGGACGCTCGCACCTCAAGACAAGAAAGCCATTCAGGCGTGGGTAGAAGAGCAGACTGACGAAGAACGAAAGGCGTTAAAGGAATGGTATGATACTTTAAACTCCTTGAAGAATGGCGAGGCCTGGGTCTGGCATCCGGAGAGTCCTAAGATATTCAAAAAAATAATGTTCCGCAAGCGTGAGACTTTCCACGCGACAAGGATGTTCCTGTTGAGCCCGAAGGCTGCGAACATAAAACTGATGGATGTCGGTGAGTTCATAACGAAGTTCAAGGACAAGTTCGAGCCTAAGAAAGAGTTACCTAAAGTTACTAAAAGTAACCAAGAGTTACCTAAACAGTTACCTACAAAGTTACCAGAAAAACTAACAAAGTCTCAATCACCATTAATCAAAGAAGCGATAGCAAGTTGCAAGTTAGATGGAGAAACACAAAGCTTTGATGATATAAAAGAAATAGTTGTCAGAAAGACTGAACCGACTATAATCTTGGAGAAACTGAAACCGACAATCAATGTTCTGTCAGAACCTTCAACACCATTAGGAAAAATCATTGTGATACTGAAGGCTATGCTGGGCAACAGGAACGATCAATGGACAAAAGTAGCCATAAAGAAAAAGATAGAGGAACATGCATGGTCTGCGGACGGAATGGAGCACGAGATAGAAAGACTTATCCAGTGGGAGATTCTCGCGTGGCAACCTAGCGGCAAGCTGAGGTTCTGGCCAGACCGCGTGCGTGTGGTCGAAAAGCCGGTAGAGTATGATGAAAATGTATAAAAATAAGGCGAGGTAAAGGTGGTAAATATTGAAATCAAGACATACTTCAGCATGTTCACAGGAATCGGAGGATTTGAACTCGGAATCCAAAGAGCCATCAAGCTTCAGAACGAGAAACTTGATTCACAAAGAAACATCGCCGACTGTAGAGTCGGCGATGAGCCACGGAAACACAATACCGTTGATAATTATCAATGCTCACATATCAGCAAGGAATCCAAACAGAAAGAATGCAAGCAAAGGAGGAAGTGGAGTGCTGACAAGTCATGTCCAATGCAAAGCATTGGACAGAACACCACATTTTGTTGCATTGGGTTCTCGGAAATCGACAAGTACTGCAACCAAGTCCTCAGATACCATTACTCCAATATCAAGAACTACGGAGATGCAACAAAAATTAATCCAAGCGAACTTCCAAACTTTGATATGCTCGTTGGAGGATTTCCTTGCCAAGCATTCTCAATCGCTGGAAAACGGAAAGGTTTCGATGATACCAGAGGAACACTCTTTTTTGAGATTGCAAGAATTGCTAAGATTAAAAGACCTAAAGTTATGCTCCTTGAGAACGTCAAGGGTTTACTCAATCACGAGGGGGGGGGGCACTTTCAGAATCATCATTCAAACGCTTTCAGAATTGGGGTATGATGTTCAATGGATGGTTCTTAACAGCAAGTTTTTTGGAATCCCCCAAAACAGAGAGAGGGTGTTCATTGTCGGAAATCTTAGAGGAGAATGTAGACCAGAAATACTACCTTTCAGAAATAATGCAGAAAAGACTTCAGGAGTATCTGATGAAATGTGGCAAATGAGATTAGGGCATACTAAAAGTGAATCATCTAATAATATAGCGATTTATGATAGGAAAGGATTTGATTCGAGAACAAAAGGATTTCGAGAGAACGAAAATGAGTCACCTACATTGTCTGTAAAGATGGGAACAGGAGGAAACAATGTGCCCATGACTGTCGGAACAATTGATGCTAATTATTTCAAGGGAACCTCGCCAACTCATTTGGCGAGGGGGCAAATTCGTGGAGTTGAATTAAAAGGAAAATTAAGAAGACTGACTCCCATCGAGTGCGAAAGACTTCAAGGATTTTCTGACAATTGGACAAAGTTCGGAATAGACGAGAAAGGAAACAAGGTCGAGATAAGCGACACCCAAAGATACAAGATGTGTGGGAACGCTGTGACAGTCAATGTGATAGAAACGATAGCTAAAAAATTATTGAGAATGCGAGTTGAAAACAACAGCATAATACTGCAGGAGGCAGATTAAATGGAAAAAATTAAAACAACGCGAGACATGGCATTTGATTCTTTTATTAAGCCAGAAGATAGTTTAAAAAATGCTCCATGGAAAGGCGAGAGAATTGTTAGACTAAAGGAATTGAGGGATGCTGCGATAGATAGGATAATACAAATAATGCAGGCGTATGCAATAACAGAAAATGAATTGCCTAAGATGATTACATGGGTGGATTCTCAAAAAGGATATCAGATGTTATGCTTCAAAATGGACACAAAAAATAATCCAGAAATAGACAAGAGCGATGGAATAAGCATGGTTGCAATTTTAATAGAAATGTTCGATATTTCGGAAGATGAAATAAAACAAAACAAATCATGAAATAAAAAAATGGAGGTAATCAAAGTGAGTAAAGATATAATATGCCCGGATTGCGGGCTGAATACAGGAAGCGGAAGGGGAGCCAAGGGAGCGATGGCGACGCACATAAGGTTCGCTCACAAGGGCAGGAAATTCAAGAAGGACCAGAAGTTCGTGAGTAAGCAGGATCACGAGAAAGGACGAAAGAGAAAGACCCCAGGTAAAATCTACAAAACTAAAAAAAGAGAGTGATTCAATGGGAATACTAGATTTTCTAAAAAACGGAAGAAGATGCAGTGTATGCGGTAATAAAAATCAGTTACATAGGAAAGAACCGCCGGTATGCGATAAGTGTTACTGGCACTGGTACATAGACCAGATACAGAAAAATACAGGATTGGTTAGGGAGAGGAATAAACTTGAGAAAAAACATCGATGACAGATTCAAGATAGAAAAGGACGGCGAGCTCTATATGATAGAGTCGCTGATAAGGGACAAGGTAGACGATGATTTTCTGCTTGGAATCTACGAGCAGATGAAGAACAGCATTAAGAATCTAAAAATCAACCTGGAGAACATACCCAAGCAGATAGAATCTCTCAAGCAGCAAGCGGAAGTTTCCATACCACAGCAATTGAAGAGCATCGAGAAGAAGATTGAGAAGCTCGAGCCTGTGATAGCTGAAATCAAAATCAAAAAGGATAAGGAAGCAAAGCTAGAAGAGGCTAACAAAATATCTGTAAAAGAAGAAGAAGCTGTAACAATACCAACACCGATGGCAGCATAGGAGATCACATGGCAACTGGTATAGGGCCGCTGGAATGCCCGTTCTGCAACAACGTATTCTTGACCAGCGCAAGCCCTAGGACCAGGAAACTTAGAAAATGCACAAGATGTAAGAGACAATTTTTTTACTACAAGGGCACATACTTCATATCGATAAGGGACATAGACAGGTACAACCGAGGATTCATATTCAGCAAGCTATTAAGGAGAAAAAGTAGATGATGAAGGACTGGAAGACAATAAGATGCGATAACTGCAAAGACAAGTTCAAAGTATTGAAGAGTAGGAACGCTTCCATGTGCCCTTACTGCGGTGCGGTAATCTGAGTAAGCAGGCTTATAAATCGAGTTTGAACAACAATAGAATAGCTAAAGATTAGTAGAGATTGCAGTGAAAAGTGGCTACAATGAAAGATAGGATAGTAATTTCTAAGTGATATTTACATAGACATATCTTTAGGACCTGAATCAGCCGTTGCGCAGGGAATCCTTGTAGTTTAAAAGACTACAACCTGTGCGGCCAAGTTGCAGGATATGATAATTATGCCATTCATAAATAAAGATTTAGTCGAGCCGTTGAAGCCGAGAAGAACAGAAAAGAAAGTACTGATAAGAAGAGAAGAACTGAGGAAGCTTCTAATGCAAGGTCATCCCACGCAGGAGAAACTGGCAAAAATCTTGAATGTCAGTGTGTCTACAATCAAAAAAGATATGTTGATAATAGAGACAGAGAAAGAGAATTTATTGACAAAGGAGAATATGTCAGCCCTACTGACTGATTTTCTATGGCAGAATGAGGGAGCATATCAAGAGGCCTGGGAAACTTACAAAAAATCAAAACATCCCAACGCGCGAATAGGCGCATTAAGGCTTATAAAAGAATTTCAAGGCGACAAAATAAAAATCATGCAATCGATTGGAATAATCAGGGAGGTCGCGCCTGCAGAGAGAAAATTCATAGAGGTATCGTTCATAAGGCCTGACTGGCTGAAGACCAAACCGCCGGAGAGTGATAAAAACGGATCAGGAACAAATGGAAAAGATAAAAACAATGTTGAACTACCGCCCGTGGAGCCCTCAGGAGAAGTTCCACAATAGTCTGGCAAAATTCAGGGGATTCATCGGAGGTTTGGGATCTGGAAAAACATTATGCGGCGCAGTAGAATCTGTTATAACAGTTCTAGATTACAAAGGAAGCTTGGGAGTCATCCTTGCACCGACGTATAATATGCTGCGAGATTCTACGATAAGGACATTTCTAGAAGTGTGCCCGCAGGATATAATCGAATTCTACAACAGGTCCGAACAGCATTTGAAGTTTATCAACGGAACTGAAATACTGTTCAGACCAGGCAATGATATTGCTGCAATCGACAGGTTAAGAAACATAAATGTCGGATGGTTCTGGATGGACGAGGCGTCAATGTTTCTGGAGTATGCATGGAAGGTACTGATAGGAAGATTAAGAGAGCAAACAGGACCGAGAAGAGGCTGGGTGACAACGACGCCCAAGGGTTACAACTGGACATGGAGGAAGTTCGTAGACCATGCGACATCAGATTATTTTTACACAACTGCGAGCTCGCTTGACAATCCTTACTTACCTGAGGATTATAAAAGGACATTGCAGCAGGAATACACAGGAGTTTTCGCAAGTCAGGAAATATACGGCCAGTTCGTGGGGTTCGAAGGCTGCGTCTATCCCGAGTTCAACAGGGTAACGCATGTTATAGATACTTCACAATACAAGTTCGAAGCAATACTCGCTGGCGTTGATTTCGGATTCACAAACCCGTCAGTGATTTTAAAAATAGGAATAGACTATGACGGACGATTATACATCTTGGACGAATTTTACGAAAGACATGTGACGGACTCTACACTAGCCGAATATGCAAAAGATAACTTCAAGGATGTGGAATTCTTCATAGCGGATAGCGAGAATCCAAGCGCCATACAGGAGTTTAAAAACAGAAATCTAGAATGCAAGGGCGTAAAGAAGCAGGTCGCAGAGCCTAGGGAAACTTTTGTTATATCGGGCATCAAGAGGATAAGCAATCTGCTAGTAGTAAGAGGCGATGGCAGACCAAGAATATACGTAGACCAGAAATGCGTCAATACGATAATGGAATTTGAAAACTACAGATATCCGGAAGGAGAGGAGGAAAAGCCCGAGAAGGAAGCGCCATTGAAAGTTTTTGACCACTGCCTTATTGGTGATACACTCGTTGAGACAATCAAAGGATCTAAAAAAATAAAGGACATAAAATTGGGAGAGATTGTACTAACAAGAAAAGGCTATAGAAAAGTTCTAAAAAGCGGGGTTACAATACAGAATGCAAAACTTTGTGAAGTAAGAATGTCCAATGGAAAGTTATTGATAGGAACGCCTGACCATAAGATTTGGGTAAATGATAAAGGATTTATTCCTATGGATTCATTGCGATACAAATATAAATTGAACAGTATCAATGAGAATGTATGGATAGAGAAGAAATCACCGTTGACGGAATCATATTCAGAAGATATGACAAAAGCAAATATTTTAAGCCGCAGACAAAGTACATCCTCAAAGGACTTCACAGCCTTCATCAGTATGTATGGGAAAAGAATTTTGGAAAGGTTTCTGCTGGGTTTGAATTGCATCACAAAGATGGCAACAAAGCTAATAACAGCATTGAAAATCTCGAATGCGTTGAAATCAGAAAGCATAAATCAATACATGGAGGAGTATGCAGCGCCAGAAAGAGAGAACATCTTGACAGCATTAGAATTCTTACAAAAAAATGGCACGCATCAGAAGCAGGTATCAGATGGCACAGAAGGCATGGAATTGATTGTTGGAAAAAAAGAAAGCCTATCAAGAAAAAATGTTATAACTGCGGCAACAGGTTCAATGACATCACAAGAAGAGACAATGCACGATTCTGCTCTAACAACTGCAAGAGCAGCTACAGACGATGGTGTATTCGTACTTTCGGTACGACAACTGGAACGAAGAGAAGATGTATATGATATTACTGTAGAAGGATGTCACGAATTCTATGCTAATGACGTTCTTGTTCATAATAGTATGGACGCGTTGCGTTATGTGGTTACAACATTGGGCGAGGAATTCGACAAGATTATTTTCCTCGAGGAGCAGACAAAAAAGGAAGAGATAATATGAACGGAAGCGTTTGCGGATGGTGCAACGAACCTAATCCTGATATCTCTACGCATGTTTGCAATCCAGAAGAGCACGGTTGGGAGCAAGACGACGAGTACGAAGGAATAAAAATAATGAGGCGCAAAGAGGCGTTGTGATGGTAAGACAAGCAATAAAAAATGATGTTCCAGACGAATGGAAAAGAAGATTAAAAGCAGGTCTATGTCCTGTTTGTGGCAAGACTCAAGTAGAGTTTGACAAAGGCATGCAGATATTTTGTTCTCATAAATGCAGAGATGATTACGCTTCTAAATATACTTGGTGGTCGGAAATTAGGGATAAGATTTTAAAAAGAGACAATGAAACGTGCAGGAAGTGCGGCATCAACAATGATAAGCATAGAAAACAACAGGAAAAATTATTCAACAAAAAGCTTAAAGAATGGATAGAAAAAAACAAAGATTTTCTTGAAGTTAGAAGGAACGATAGATTAGCATCAATGAGCAGGCAGTTCGAAGAGAACTACAAAGAAGTTATGGACGATATGAGATTTGCACGCCTAGTGATACCTTGGGAGGATCAGAAAGAGTTAGTTGATGTGTCAGGAATAGCAATGGAAGTAGATCATAAAATAGCTGTAGCATTAGGCGGGGATATGTGGGATGAGGATAACATGCAAACATTATGCGAGAATTGCCATAAGGAAAAGACAAAAGAAGATATGAAAAAAATAAATGGAGCGAAACAATGTTTGAAGTAGTAGGAATCAGGCCAGAAATTTTAAAGAAGGCAAAGAAGGTCATAGTGACAAAGTTCGACGTGCAGCAAAAAACAATCTTCATAGACATGGTCTGGATTGATAGTGATGGCAGGCATGAGCACACAGTAAGCTGTGACAGATCAGTTAATCCAACGGTTAACATACTTGATGCGCTTTGGTGCGACTGTACAACTTGTAGTTCGTTCAATATCAAAACAAAAGAATGGTGCAGGCTCAAGACACGTGCTGCGCAAGAACTGATCAGCCGTAAGTTCTGGCCGAAGATGGTAGAGCGTTATCTTTATGGGGATGATAAAGTTGGCTGAAGAGAAGAGTAAAATACGCGCGATGGTAGACAGTCTGATCAACGGAGCCATAGTCTGGCTGCAAGGAGAACTGGAAGAGAAACCTGATCAGCAGCCGCCTCTTTATACGAAGGAAGAGAAAAAGGAACTCTACAGCATCAAAAAAGATATCGAGAAATATCCCAAGCATTCTAGCGACTAATTCTCGTAGGGATATTGAAATATAAATCGAGCTTGGACAAGAAATATTAGATTAGTTTAAGGAGAGAATGAGTAAATGTCAAAGTTTGGAGAATTTGGTTTGATGAAGTGCTTGGATATCGAGCATCCGGAAATAAAAAAGAGAGAGTACACGGGAACGACAAAGCCATTCTACGAGCAGGACGTCTGCATTGTAAGACTTAACCTGGCGAAATTAAATCCGCAGTGCGCGAAGTGCAGGTTCTGCAGCGTGATAAGAACTCAGGGAAAAATAAACGAACTCGGAGTCGGCGGCTATATGTCTAATCAGCCTGACGGCCTAACGTCTGTTGAACACAACCCATCGAAGGGAATAAAACTCAGGGAGCCTAGGACGATAATCATAGGCGAGGGCGAGGCTTATGCTTGCACCAACAGGGAGCAGACAAAGACTGGGACATTCTTCGTGACGGATGTAGATCCAAGTTGTGCTAATGACAAACCAAAAATAGCGATCAAGGCGTGATTATTAAATGCCCGGGTTAAGAAATAGATTTTCAGCGGGGTTGAGTGGTTTCCTTAGTCCTGGCAGTCAAGAGTCTATTCTTTTTAGTCAGCTGACGCCGGTGTATGCCGATACCGGACGCAGGGCACTTATGCCAGAGTGGTATTTCCAGGCGCCTTATGGCCAACCAAGGCGTGTGGACATACAGGAAATAAGGGATCTGGCCAAGCAGCCTTTCATTCATATCTGCATCAAGACAATCGTAGATGATTTTGCTACTACTCCTTGGGAGATAGTTCCTAAGGATTCTAAAAATTTCGACCAATCGCATCTGGATGAAGAGAAAGAGTTCTGTATGAAGCCTAATCTCAACAAGGAAACTCTAAATGATTTGATGCGCCAGTGGGCGTACGATGTTCTTGTTGTGGATGCTGGCGTTCTTAACAAAGTATTCGACGAGAGCTCTTATATAGAAGATCCTACCGAGGCGGATTACAAAAGCCAGAAGCAGACGTACGTAACGAAGGGCGCTCAGATGGGAGATGTCAAGAAGTCAGAGGAAATTAATATTTTTGAAGAATCCAAGAAAGACCTTATCGAGAAGGGTTACAAGCCTTTAAAGCCGGTTGGAGACAGAACGCTGACAGAAGTATATTGCAGGGACGGCGCTACGTTCCTGGCTGATGGAGACTATACAGGGTTCGTTCACAGGTACTTTCAATACTCATTCAAACTACCTAGACGTGCTCCAGCAGTGTTCGATCGTGATGAGGTAGTCTACTCGATGATGAGTCCGAGAAGCTATTCTTTTTACGGATGGAGTCCCGTGCAGTCGCTTGAGGATGTCATACGCACTCTAAAGGAGGCGGTGATTTATTCTCTTACTGGCCTGACAGAAAGAGGCGTGCCGGAGGGAATAATTAGCGTTCTTGATATTTCTAACACAGAACTCGAAAGATTAAAGGACTACTGGAAGAAGGAAGTCTACGGCAAGCATCACAAATTTGCGGTCATAGGCAGGGATTCGAAGTTCACATCCGTTGCTGTGACGGCAAGGGATATGGAGATGCTAGCAACTCAGCAGTGGTTTGTCAGGTTGGTAATGGCGATATTCAACTGCGAGATTCCGGTTCTATCTCTGCATGGCGAAGCTCCGAAGGCTGGAACTATTGCAATCATCAGAAGAGAGAGATTAAAAGCTATTCTGCCTTTGCTGCAACTTTTCGAATATGAAATGAACGCTGAGATACTTTCTGAATTCGGATACGATGACATCGAGTTCAAATTCCAGACTTATGACATCGATGAGGATCAGAAAAAGAGGCTGATGGATCTGGCGGATGTCAGCGCAGGCGTTCTTACAATCAACGAAGTAAGACAGCAAAACAGGGGCATGGATCCAGTGGCCTGGGGCGATGCTCCTTTTAGTCCGATAGCGAATACTTTAACGACCGGAGGCTTTCCTGCGACGTCTATGCCAAAATCGATAACAAAAAACAAGCCGACGCTCGATGAATTCAAGAAGGTTATAACTGAGGTGATCAAGTAATGCCTTTACTTCCTTTTGTAATTTCTGGAATAATTTACGATATCGATGCTTCTACTGCTCTGGCAGCTGCTACAGTAAAAGTAATAAATCTAAACACACTGGAAATTTTAAGTGCAACGAGCGCAGCAGATGGCAGCTACACGGTTACATTCACAACTTATTCTAACGGAGATATTCTTCTGATTGAAGCCAGGAAAACAATAGCGACAGATCTAGAGAAGATAGGAGCAAACAACACAACAATAGACACAACCTTGCCTGGTAGAAGTGTTAACGTGACTGTTAACAGGCTTGCTGACAAGAAATTAGAGACTATTATTTTTAGAACGCCCATACAGGAAAGAGAGGACAGGGTATTTTCTCCGGCATTCAACGCTATAAGAGTTCTGCCTACTGGCTTTGATACAAAGCAGACAACGTTTACAAGAGACGCTAACAATTTTATAACTGAAATAGACGAGAATGACGGTCTGCACATAAAAATATCTTTGCTTACCAGGGATGCCAACAATTTTGTAACTAGCGTTGCGGAGAGGATCAAATGACAAGTCTGACAGAACATATGATTGATCATATAAAACTTGGGTTGGATTTCAGATTTCCAGCAGAGGGCAACACATATTTTAAATTTTCACTGACGCAAGTGGACCTTTACATTGACGGCGTTCTAGCCTTTACGTGGACGAAACCAGTGTAAAACATGTTATACAAAAAATCAACAAAGATGTATAGTACACTATACATAGCGCTAATCATTTTCCTAAGTTTGTTTTCTAACATAGCTTTCGCAACTTACACGATATTTGACAATGTTAACATAACGAAGAACTTGACAGTAGCAGGCCTTAACGCTGCAGATTGTGATGTAAAAGCAAACACGAGCGGCTTTCTTTCTTGCGGCACAGATGCAACTGGCGCAAGCGGCGTAGCCAATTACTGGCAGAACAGCACCACTTGGATGTGGCCTAATACGACCGCAGGAGGAAAGACATCAGTCAATGTTACCACTCTGAACGCCACGACTGTTAATCAAAACGGTTACAAGGTTCTTGACATTTCTGGCAGCGTTAACATTGGAAATATAACAGATCCGACTGACTGCACTGCAGCGCAGAAGGTGACAGGCAAGACAGGTTCTTCATGGGACTGCGGAACAGACTTATTTAACACGAGCTCTGAGATATGGTTGGTGATAGACAATAATACTTATCATAAATTCTCGCAGACTATAAACTGGAACAACCTTTCAAGCTGGAATCTAAACGTCTTATGGACCGGTACGCTTGGAGGAGGAAATATTACAACGGGTACAGTCACAAGCACACAGATTGCTGATGGTACGATTGCTACTGCGGATTTGGCTACCGCATTTGCTATCAATTTTGGTAACATAAGCGCTGGCTGGGATTTAAACAAACTGTGGTCCAATAGTTTAGGAGGCGGTAACATAACCGCAGGGACTATAACGTCAGCAAAATTAGCAAATGATCTGGCATTGGGATGGGGCAATTTATCATTTTATCCTACGGCGTGCACAGCAGGAAATGCAATAAGTGCGTTGTTAGATATTCCAACATGTTCGCCATTTCAAACAGGATCGGAAGTTTGGAACACATCAGCAGAAATGACGGCTGCGGTGAACGCTACGGCCAACGCTTATTTTCAAATCAAGGTTAACGATTCTGTTAACTTGAACGGCAAGGCAGCTTCTTACTATCTGAATACCGGAGGGGGAATAACTTTTAGCAACATCACTGACATAGCAAACTGCAGCGTAGGTTACTATGTTAACGGCAGAGTGGGTAACGCATGGGTTTGCGCTGCAGATGTTTCAGGCGGAGGAAGCGGTGCTAACTATTGGCAGACATCAGGATCGTGGATGTGGCCTAACGTAACAGCAGGAGGGCAGAATAATATTAATTTGACAACAGTTAACTCGACTACTTTTTATCAGAATGGAAATAAAGTTCTAGATGTTAGCGGCGGTCTGACATGGGGAAACATAAGCAGCGGATGGTCCTTAAACCAGGCGTGGGCCGGATCGCTCGGATGGGGAAACTTAACAGGATACGACTTAAACAAAGCGTGGGCGAACACGCTAGGCGGAGCCAACATTACGACTGGTACGATAACTTCAACTCAGATAGCAGATGGCACAATAGCAACGGCGGATCTTGCATCAGGATTTTCTATCAACTGGGGGAACGTCACGGGATATAATTTAAACGTGGCATGGACGGGGTCATTGGGATGGGGCAACCTTACCGGTTATGATCTAAACAAGGCATGGGCCAATTCCTTGGGGGCAGGAAATCTGACGGCAGGCACATTGACGAACGCTAGCCTTTCTTCAACGTTTAAAATTCTTTTAGGCAATGTTACGGACGTTGCCAACTGCACGAGTGCTCAAAAAGTTCTAGGGAAAGTAAATAGCGCATGGGTATGCGATACGGATTTGTTCAACACGTCTACGCAGATGGATGCTGCAATAAATGCAACAGCAAATAGGTACTTCCAACTTAAGGTCAATGAATCTGTTTTCTTGAATGGCAAAGCGGATACGTACTATCTAAACACCGGAGGATTCAACGCTGGCAACTTGACAAGCGGAACTATTTCAAACATAGCGATAGTTTCTAACCAGTGGGTGAACACAAGCACTGGGGTTAATGCTTCTAAAATATACAGTCCGTTGGTGTGCGGTGATCAGGCGTGCACTCACAACATAACTTATAACGGCACTAATTGGATAATCTACGGGTGATGGCCTTGGTGACCAGGAGGCTGACAAAAAACAAACTTTGGATATTTGCTACAACGATAACTTTAGGAGCGTTGATGCTTTATCTGGAATCGCAGGGAGTTCCTACTTCTCATTCCGGTGACATGATTTGCGGTGGTGATAAGACGTGTTATGGTTATTTCAATTTCACGGTTCCTGTTAAGGTGACTAATTATCTTGGAGAGGTTACAAATATTACGGCGTTATGCTTTGGAAACAATATGAAAGTGATTCTTACTAATCCTGAAAAAGTGAACGGTCTCGGTCTCTACAGGGCCGACAAGAGATACAGGGCGGATAATCCGGCCCGATGGAAACCTTTCAATTTCACAGGCTCTTGCATACCAACGGGTGAGAACGAGTTTATGATCAATGCTACGAAGGATTTGTATTCGACGGTGAAGTGGGCTATAGAGGGAACGGATATAGATCCAAAATGGATAGGGGAACAGACAATAAGTCAAGAAGGTTTTGTAGGACCTGTAGAAAATACACCAGAGATACACATTGATGAACAAGGTTGGATAGATTCTATGTTTGACTGGAACTTCAAGTATATCAATGATACTCATTTTCTGGCTACTTTTACAATAGACAAAGATTTTCTAATAGATTTGAAAACTGCGTTGCCTTATGCAGATTCCAATGTGAGATGGACTAACTTGAAGAATAAATATTTTCCTATAGAAGGGACTAAGGCAAAACTTATAGCAGATTTGAAGAACTTGACAAATTATCCTTTGAAGAACCTTACGAAGAACATTGATTTTTCAAGCAAGGAGATTGATATAGCAAACGGAAAAGGTTCGTTTTATATTGTCTTTCCAGAAGGATTTAAAGTTAATGAGAGTGCTGAATTGGGATTTGGTACGACCGTAATTGGGACAACGAACAATGTAGGTTGCACGCCTGATAAGAGATGCATCTGCAATTCTAACACGATGAAGCACATAGTCTACAGATACAATACTACGCATATTTTCTATGCGAATACTTCTTTAAGTGGAAATAACGGCTGGAGTTTGAATCAAAGCTTCTATGTAGGAACGACAGTCTACGACCCTGTCATTAGTTGTTCTGGAGATAATGTAACGGTGGGAATACCAGATTACAACTTGGATGATTTTATAGTCAAGAGTTCCTTGAACAACGGCGGCACGTGGGCTCAGTACTCGCCCATAACATCGGCGGTAAATCAGGATGAGATGTCTGTAACACTGCTCGGCAACAGAATAGGAATGCTATGGTACAACGATTCTTCTGACGAGTACATGGACTTTATGATAATCAACAACGCTGACGGTTCTACTATTCTGGCAAGAAAGACAATATTGACACTGACAACGAGCACGGGCGTGAACTTTCCAATGCAGATGGTAGTGAACGGAACTCCTGACGGGACGGAGGATTATTATATCTGTTTTATGGACAAAGATGATAACGATATTTATTCTGTGAACACAACAAACGGAGGCACAACATTCGGAGCACAAACATTGGTGCAAGCAGGGACGTTCTTGTATTGCTCTATAACGATGAACAGCACGCACGTCTTTATAGGATACTCGAGCTCTACGGATTCGACAGTGGAGTATTCCACTAACGGCGGCGGAACGTGGACGGCGTTCACGATGAACAACCCGACCGGGAACGAGATAGAAAATACCATAACAATGAACCCTTACGGGAGCGTTTCTTTGTTTTCAACGAACTCCCAATACAATGCGAATCAGGACGTGGCTCTGACGGACAGCAACGGAAGCACTACTTTCAATCCTTATTTTTACATAACAAACGATTCGGTTGGTAATAGATATGTGAACACCAAACAGTTTTATGACAATGGAAAGATGGAGTTCTTCTGGAGGAAGAACATAACAGCAGGGACGGCGAGCATAGTCTACGATTATATAGGTTTTGACGGCTCTCCGAATACGATAAACATTCCTTACATAGTGAACACATCGAGTTCGA